AATTAAAAGAAATTGCAGATATTTTTGCTTTTGCAATGAAAAAAGGATATAAAATGAATGGTGTAATTGCAAAATTAGAATGTCATATAACTATTGGAAACTACCCTTTTGAAAAATTAGATATTCATGATTTAACAAAAGGTATTACTTTTCAGATTGAAGGTAATAAAAAAGGTCAGGAAGTTTGGAATTATTTAACAATGGAAGAAGATGTAAAAGTTTCCAAACCAATAAAACATATTTATTTTTAATAAAATAATATTAAATCTTTAAAGTAAATACTAAAAAAATACCCTGCGTTTTGCAGGGTATTAATTGATAAACATTAATCATTTAATTTCGTCTAAGTCTTCTTAACATTTCCTCTCTTTTAGAGGGAGAAAGTTCTCTGATCTGTGTGATTGATAATCCCTTGATATTAATTAAATCGTAATCATCCCACATATTTTTAACATCAGTATGTAAAATTTTATTTTTAATTATGTTTGCAGTATCACATACTTCATCAATTAATTCAACTGACCATCTTGCTATCGGATTAAACCCATCAACATAAAACATTCTCTCAACAATCGGTTTATTATTGATATAAAAACCAATTTTACATTCAACTCCACGAATTGTTTTTTCTTCAATCTGTTGAACTATTGGCTGGGGATTATAATACATCCCTTCTCTTTTCTCTTTCGGATATGCACTAACCATTTTCTGACGATACCCATAATAATCATACTCACGATTCAATTCCAATTCAGGAGCATCACTGTCGTTTTTGAGTTTAAATGTTATGTAACTTCTACGGGAAAGTGTCTTCTGGAGTTTAGTAATTACCCTTGGCAACACATCCCTGATATCAATAGAATATCTCGTAAAAGGATTAAACTGATCAGCATCAAATATTTTTTCACATAACAGTACATCCTGTTGGGTTAATGAAAACCTAAATAAATTACTATGTTCTTTTTCGTTCATTTTATAAATTTTTAATTGTTAATAAACTATACAAATATATTTAGAATCTTTTTAAATAGGAAGGGTTTTTAAAAACTATTTTTTCTTGCTGATACTTCTTTGGTATAAATCTCTTTCACACATGATTACAGTATAAAACGGTTCTACATATTGAACAAATGTACTACCGTAAACCGTTAAAAATTCATCATCTTTCATCATTTTTATGAGATTTTTGCTACCTCTGTCCTCAAGTGACAATGGTGAATCGATATTATCCAGTTCTGTTCTCACTTCATCATTGATCATTGGTTCTCTCAAATTAACTAACTGAAAATTAATTTTTAGTCTGTCTATATTGTTTAAAAGATTTTCAAGTGCCTTTAAAGGTTTCTTTTTATTTAAAACTCTTTCTTGATTAAGTTCATCCGCTTTTTTGCAAATTTCCCTCACAGTTAAATGTTTAAATTTCAATTCTGGAAAATATTTCAAAAGCGTATCTTCTCCCATACCCTCAATACCATCAATATTATCAGAAGTATCGCCACATATTATTTTTAATATTAATGCATTTGAATAATGATGATTAAAATTCATCATATAATTTGTTTTATTTACTGGTTGTTCAATGTTTGGAAATATTATATTTAAATTTAAATCCAATAATTGTGCAAAATCTCTATCACTCGAATAAAGAAAAATTTCTTCTTTGTTATCATATTTCAAGCAATAAGCAGCAATTATATCATCTGCTTCAACGTCCTGTATTTCAATTTGTCTTAAAAACAATTCTTCTGCATATGCTTTTATATGCTGTCTTTGTTTAAGAATTGAGTCTCTCTTTTTATTCTCTTTTTCAATATCTCTATCACTTAATTCAATTTTCTTATACCATTCTTTATTTTTACGATTAGCTTTATATTTATTGTCAATACGATAACGTTGAACACCACCGCCTTCACCATCCCATACAAGTATTACCTTATTGATCATATGTTCTTTAATCATTTTACGAACAGTGGTTAAAAAACTGTAAAGTGCTCCAATATGTCCAAAAGATTGTGTGTAAACATCCTTTGCTCCATGAAAAGAACGTTGAAGCAAATATGAGGCATCAACTAATAAAGTACGGGTTTTCATTATACAACTTCTGGTAATTCTGGACTTCTTTCAATTAATTCATCTTCAAATGAAATTTTCCCATTAACATCAATATTTTTTGTTGATAATGTGAGTTCATCAGCATTAATACTATCATCTTCAAATAAATTACGAAAATAAAGTATATGTTTCTTTTTGAATGCATCAATATCATCAGGATTTACAAAACCAAGTGGTGTTGAAATAATAATGCCTTGCATTGATATTCCCCCAAGCGGACCGTCCACGTGATTCTTAGCAACACTAATTTTGGTTTCAATACCATAACTAACAGTACGTTTTTTACTATCAGCAGTTGCAGCTTTTGTTCCATGTGTTATAATACCACCAAAATGATATATAAGTCTTGCACCAAGATTCCATGTTTCGCCACCTTTGTGTTTAACCACTCCTTTGTTCATATTATCAATCCAGATTTTTTGAGTTGCAACAACTGTATTGGTGTATGGTTTATTAATCTTTCTGCTGCTTGGTATTGTGTTGTTTAACAAATACATAAATGCTTTTTCATATGCACCAGCATTCCACATGTTATTTTGAGAATCATCTTTTACTTGTGCATTAATTGTTTGAATACAATTCAATGTACCTATTGAATCAATTGCAAATAATAAATCAAATGGTAATTCACCGTTTGCTTGTTGATCAAGAAAATAATAAAAACATTTTGCAAGGTCTTCAATTGCAGCTTCTTTTCTGTCTTTATCTTGTATTTTACCAAACTTCTGAAGTAAAAAATCATTATCAACTCTGATATAATTATCAAAATCAAAACCTAATTCAGTTAATCTGTAACTACCCCTTCCCATGTTATTTTCAGTATCAATAAGAATTGGCAAAATGCCCATTTTTTGTGCTTCTACAAGCACTTCACAGATTGCTGTTGATTTACCTGTATTTGTATGTCCACGTACTTGATTAACATAACCTTTGGCAAAACCGGGTAGACCACATGCTTTTCTGAAGCCTTCAGACATTGATATCCAAATCAATGGTTTATCTGGAACATCATCAACTCCTACTTTTTTCTTGAAATTTTCTAATGAAAAATTCTTTTTGGGTATTGGTTTACGTACCTTATCATTTGAAGGTACTTCTTCTGTTGTTTTTGCCATAGTTTAAATTGTTTAATGATATAATAAAGGGGAAACTTTTACATTTCCCCTTTACGGATTTTTAATTTTTAGAAGGGGAGGTCGTCATAATTCTTATCAGGGACATTTTCTCCTTGTTCAGTTACATTTGTTTCAGGTGCTGCAGATGCATTACTTAACACTTGATTTCCTACATTCACTGCATTATCTTCATATGTACCAACTTTGTCAGCAGTCATATTACTAACAGTAACACGTGGATATTCGTCATCAATTAAATCAGATGCCTGTTCAAATGCTGCATCTTCATCAGCATCATTATTACGTGTACGAGTATTTGCAGCTTCTTCCAAATCAGGACGACCCGGGAATACCCAATGCTTGTTGTTTGAATCAGTATCATCCCAATAAGGATTAGTACCACTTACAACCATTTCAAGAAATTCAAAAGATGTAATGTTCGGTGCTTTCTTTGGAAGAAAAACATCTCTCCATGTAGTATTATCCTCAAGCCATGATTGCATAACAACTGAATCATTACTTAATAATGATTTACCACGGAAATTAATTGCAGATATCTGCTTGTAAACATGTCCATTGAATTCACTATCATTCGTTGTAATGCTTAAATCAGTTCCAAATTTTGGGTCTGCAAAATCAACTTGATACATGTCTGTATACTCTTGTAATATAGGAAGTAATTTATCAAGAGTACCTTGACTTTTGAAATTGTGTTTAAATCTCCAGAATTTAACACCATCTTTTTCCGTACCTTTATCAATTCCACGAACAATGTAGAATTTCTTAGCGTCCCATTTATTAGCTTCAGTAAAAATTGCTTTGTTTTTTTCGTAAATTATTAATTCACTTGCATTCAAAGTTTCTTTTTTTCTACCTTTTAATGAGGGATTTTGCTGTATAAGCATTTTTT